TTTTGTAACTTAGCATAATGCACTAAAATTCTAGGTTCTTGTTGTGAGTAGTCAAACGATCCCCAAACAGTTTTTTCTTCTGGAATAAATATAGATCTAATCATCGGTCCGATCTCCGGGTGCCTCGCTGGTATTTGCTGTAAGTTTGGATTACTCATAGAGAATCTACCGGTAACAGTACCACCTTGGTCTGATCGTATTTGATTTATGTCTGCATGAATTCTACCTTTATGTGCATGTTTAGTAATAGAATCTATAAAAGTTGTATGGGCTTTGTTAATCTCTCTTGCATCTGCAATAGATCTAGCCAATTCATGTGGATGGTTTTGTAAAAAGTTTTTAGTAAAGCTAGGCTCATTACTTTTTTCAGTCCTATCATATGGTAATTTTAACTTATCAAATGCTTTAGCGATACTTCGAGCTGCATGTATTTCTACATCAATACCTGTTAACTCTTTGATTTTACTAAGGATTTTATTCTCTCTCACTATTAGTTTTTTCTTCAATCCAGCTGCATGTTCAAGATCAACTCTTACACCTTTGAATCTCATATCAACTAAACAAGGAAACAATTTAGTTTCCAAGTTAAATACATCCATAAGTTCTTGGTTATGTAATTCTACAATTAATCTTTGCCATAACTTTAAGGTAGCTTCAGCATCTCTCTCGGCATATTCTCCTACATACATTGCAGGTAGTTTATACATTTCTGCTTTAGCATTTACCGAATAACTTTTAGCTGCTTCTTGTAGTACCTTCTCATCTTTACCAATACCTACATAAAATTTAGCTAAAGTATTTAATGCATAAGACATTCTATTCTCATCAATTAAAGATGCTGCAATCATAGTATCAACAATCTTACCTCTAATTTTTATACCTGCAGATCTTAACCAACAAACATCATACATAGCGTTGTGAAATATAAATGTAGTTTTCTCTTGGTTAACTAAGTCTTGAACCCATTGTAACACTAGTTTTTTATCCATATTACCACCACCTTCGTGTCCAATAGGATAATAGCCAGACCAACCCTCTACGGCTACGGCAACGCCTGCAATGTGTCCTTTTCCTGTAACATTACCTGACCCAAGGGTCATTAAATGTGGATCACAAGTTTCTAAATCAATAGCAACTTCTTTATAGCCTGATAAATCTTTTAGTTCATGTGGTGCAACCCATTCAGTTTCAGGTGCAAACAATGGCATCTGTGTATTTCTCATGAGTAATCCCTTTCTAATATCATTTCTAAATAGTGTATAGCTTTCTTCACGTCTTCTCCTCCTCCTTTGTGATTGTGTCTACAGATATATTTTATAGCGTTGCCCTCTGCAAAAAGCAACTTATTTTTATTGATGAACTCAGCAGGTTGTATCACCATTTTTTTATAATGAGATCCTCCTACTTGTTTAAACAATGATTGTAATTCACCAAGTTTAACATTATTATTAATGATTCCTTTTTTTGTTAATTTTTTATATGTTTTCATAATATATAAGCCCTATCAAAGTTTTTAGGATCTAACACATGCAATTCACGCTTCGCTCTCGTAGCACCAGTATAAAATAATCTATGTAATTCATCTGGATCATAACTAAAAGTTTCTAAAGCTGCATTAGTTAGGTCTTGCATAAGTAATACTTTGTCGGCTTCTCCTCCTTTCGCTCCATGTATAGTTGACATTTTAATACGAGGATTTTTATTTATCATTTCTCCATTCGCCCTCATGTTACGAATGTAATTCTCGGTCATCGTATCGAGACCCTCGAATGAATCATACCAAACTTTATCGGTAATTAGCCCATGACTATCTATACATTCTTTTAATGTATATTTAGAATCAGAATGTAGTGTCTTTCCTTTTTGAAAGCCTACTAATACATTTGATCCAAGATACTCATAAATATTTTTAATTTCTAAATGATTTAACGATTCATTTTTACGCCATGATTCCCAATTATTTAAAGCCAATAATAATTTTAAGGGTATAGAATTTTGTCCACGATATTGATAATACCACCCTTGTAGTTCACATAAATTTTTAACATCATCTAAAAAATAGTTCGCAGAGGATAGTACTAACCAATTTCCCTCACTCATATCTACCTGTGTTATATCAGAATATCTTTTTAATAATCCTATTTCATCTCTAGGTTTGTATTCTTTTTGAAATCTATTCTGTACTTTGTTTATTATGTTTTGTGATAGTTCATGTATAGGTCCACCAGGTATACGATAAGATTGATCTAATATTTTAATATCATTGACTTCTTCTTTTAATGCTATGAAGTGATCTACATCTGCCCCAGCCCATTTAAATATAGCTTGGTCATCATCTCCTGCAATATATGTTTTCTTAGAATTAGTCCAAAGTTTTCTAACCATGTCCCATTGTATTAAAGATAAGTCTTGTGCTTCATCAATAAATAAAACTTCAAAAGAAGGATTAATATCTTTAGCTATAAAATCTTCTAGAAGATCATTAAAATCTTTTAATCTTTTTTCTTTTTTAAATCTTAATAATTCTTCTGATAATAAAAATAATGTATTTCTTTCTATGTCTAATATATTTTTTCTAGAATCATAGTACTCTAATAAGTCCATACGTTTAACTGCTGCAGTATTTATAATAGTAAGGTATTCGTTATCTGAATTAAAAGTACCATCATCACTAGAAAACCTAGCTGTCTTAATAGGTATGCCACATTTATTGCCAAATTCTCTATAGTCTTCTGTCTTCATCATCTTTTCTTTTGTCATCCCTAGCTGATTAAAAGCGTAAGAATGTAAAGTTCTAAAATTAGTTAGATCATTATCTATGTCTAAACCAAATTTCTCTGCAGCTCTAGTTGCGGCTTCGGTTGCTGCTCTTTTAGTAAAAGAAAAATAACCTATTTGTTTAGGTCTTATCCCCTGTTGGATGAACTCGTCCACTAAGTTCAACAATGTTGTTGTCTTTCCCGTTCCCGGTGGTCCTAATATTATTGTTTTCATATTTCTTTAACCTCCTTTCTGTTCTTTTTAATTTAAATTGTGTCTTTTCTAATTTATCTTTTAATTGATTTATTTCTAATCTAAATCTTAAATGCCAATTAACTCCCACGTCTCTATCATACTGCATTAAAATAACCCTTTCATTAGTCCTACTTTAAATATTTGTTCTTTAGTTCTTATTCTTGGTCTTTTAGAATTTTCAGATCTTGTTACAAATTCTAAATTATTTAATCTATAGTTCCATGGTTTCTTATCCTTATGGTTTACAACTGTTATATCATAGTCATAAGGATCTAAATGACCTGGACTTAAAAAAGCTCTAGCTACTAATTTATGAATACAAATACTTATGTTTTTTTTCTTTAAACTATTATTTCTTAAATCTAAAGATTGTAACATTACATAAGGGTATTCAATAGTATCTCTAATCACTACATGTTGAACTTTAATTTTTGAATTTTTATAATTAGTATCTACAATGTAAGGAAAGTCCCCTGTATTTAATCTTTCATGGTAAGATGCAAACGGATGGTTACCTCCAATAGGTTTAATATAATATCTTTTAGGAACAATAGTGTGGTTAGGAATAATATCTGCAACATCTACAGTGTTATTATCTACCTGCATATACTGAAGTGGTTTTTTAAAAAGATCTAGCTGATCATCTTTCATAGAAATGTGCTCCAAATATATAAGGCTGTCCATAAAGTTATTGTAATTAAATCCATTCTAACTAACATTAAAAATCATCTTGTTGATAAGGTATTTTAGATAAAGATGCTTCTGTCTTTTTCATTGTCTTAATCTTAATTAACCTTGGTTGTTGTTTCTTAACTGTTATTCTTGTTTCTTCTACAAACACATCTTCTAATCTTTTAATTAAATTTCCTGTCTTAATTTTATCCATCTCCCAATGATTCTTTTTACAAAAATTAAAAAAGTCCTCCATTCTAAAATAAGTAAATCCTTCTTCTGTGTATGGAAGTTTATTGAAAATATCATCCATAGTTCTTGCACTCTGTCTGTTGGTTGTCCAATCTTGAAGTAGTCCTGTTAATTCATTAATAGGATCTAAAGATTCTAAAGGCTCTACTTCTTGTAGACTACCCATCATTGGTTTTAAAAAATGTTGTTTCCAATCTTGTGCCTTAGGTACAGGAACAATTTTATTTGCTTGGTCTAAACATGCCAAGGCAAACATCCCTGCATTGTAAAGTTGTTCTGATTTTAATTCTATTCTTTTATCTCCAACATCCAAAAACCATTGAGGAGGTGTGGATGTATATTTAGTTAGACTACCGAGCTGTGGCATTTCTTCTTCTCCAAAACCTACACCAAACTTTTTAGTTCTACATAAGCCAGATTGACATACTGAATTAATAGGTGCGTCTTTACATCTGTATTTGTCATAACCTTTTCTATTTACGGATTTAATTAATTGTTGAACCTCATTATTACTTAAAGGTGGTTCCATGTATTTCATGTTAGCTTTTATAATTTCATCTTCCCATGTATCTGTATTTGCTTGTTTGTAATATACAGCAACATTAAATAATGCATTATTTCTAGACCCCTCACCAAAACCAATTGATGCCAACTTGTTTAGACAAGGTGGTCCAGAAGGAAATGCTTCTTCTATTTTTTTTTCTTCGATTTTAATTTCTTCGACTTCTTTTTTAGTCCTACTGTAAACATCATAGAGCTGATAAAATTCCTCAAGTGTACAGCCGGAGCCAATATCGTTGATAGCATAACGTAGTCCTTTCATTTGATTGTGGTAAGGTAAGTTTAAAAAATTTCCAGTGTCACCACGTTCCACTAAAATCTCTGTTTGTTTGGGAAATATTTCTGAACCTTCATAACCAAGTATGACGGACATTTGTTTTAATTTTGATTGCATCAATGATGCAGGAATATTTTCTTTGGTGAATAAAAAGACATGTGCTCCACCAGATTTAGATCGGCAGACTATTACAGGGAGTTTAAAACTCCGAATACTTTTAATGAGGCTAATGTGATCAAGGTCATATTGGTCAATATCAATGCACCCCCACCTACAATCATTATTTTCTGTGATAGGGATAATCCCAAGGGCGGGTCCTCTTCCTTCAAGATGGTCTGTCCAGAGTTCATCGGTAACATGTTTACGAACAATAAAGGCTTTACCTTTTTGTTTAGTTCCATTCTCTCCTCTGTCACCGGGTTGGTATTGTCCATATGCTATTGTTAGTCCGCTAAAAATTTGTTTGAACTTATTCATATATTACTTTCTGTGTATTTGTAAAGGGGGATCTTGCGATCCCCCAAGTTAAATTTAGTACGGTGTACTATCTTTAGCTTTCTCTTCTACATCTGCTTTTGTTTGCACGTTTCCTTTGGAAACATTTGCATTAAAATCTTTAGCCGTTAGGTATAAAGATTTATCTGCTTGTCCCATTATTCTGTCTTGTGTTACCGACCAACCATACCAAGAACCTTTATCGTTCTTTTGTAGTACAGATGCTAGGTTATACACAACCCCATGCATTGGAGGGATAGCAAAACCACCTTTACCATCAGCAATTTGTATGGTTTTCATCATAGAATTCCATTTTTTACTAACGTTAAGTTGCGTAGACTTCATTGTAATCAACGCTGGTGTCATCCCACCTGTCTTTGTTTCAACCAAAACATAATAAGAAGCTGTCTCTTCTAAATAGTTACCGTTAGGTAATCTAATTTTAGATCCATCTCTCTTACCTGTTTGGATTACCGGGCTGTTCGGTAGGTGAACTGCGACAGGAGCACCTGGTCCGTCCCCTCTATCCGACCATTCTGGATAATCCTTTTTGTAATAACAAGGAATAACCTTGATACCTTTTTTACCCTCGAACAATTCGCTGGTAACAGTATTATAAACCATGCCTGGTTTAGCACCATTTATATACTTCGCATCTCCCTCAGTTACCTGTGGTGATAGTTGTCCTAAGATTCTGACAAACGGTAACGCCATATCTTCTTGCGTCATGTTTTCAAAACCTTTTGCTGCATCTTCACCAAACAAGGCTAATGATCCAGTATCTTTCTTTATTACTTCATTACTCATTACTCATTCTCCATTAGTTATTTCCGGGTTATTTTAGTTTTGTCTTTAATCCATGTATTAAAAACATCAGAGGGCATGTCGAGACCGGCCTCG